CAAATGAAGAGCAAGCGTTTCCAAATTTTGCACCTGGTCAATTAAGATACCAAAATAAAAATGTTAGTAATGTATTTTCAACAACAAACCAAGACGCTGATCAACGCCTTGCTTGGGGCAGAAACGAATTTCTATACGCTAGTGTATTTACAAATAACTTAATGTCGTTTCGTCTTATTGGATCCACGCATAGACAGCCTGGTAATTTTATTGGTATTGATAGAGACGGTGCAATTCCTTCAAGCAAATTCGACAATAAACTATTAGGTATATACCTTATTCTTGAAGTTAGACATTCATTTCAAGGTAATAAATATTATAACGATCTTCATTGTATTAAAGTATATAACTTTAAGCAACTTGACGATACATATACAAAAGAGCAAGCCGATGGAAATTTAATTGGTCTTGTATCAAACGGACAATAACATGCGCGAAACAAATACAAATTTATTAACGATAGCGCCAAATCTTGCCGATATTGATTTAGCTGATACATACGAACAGCTTATTGATACAACAAATACGAGCCTGAGTTCTGTTTGGACACCAGATATTATACCGGCTACCGAAATTCAAGCCGCGATGGATTACCGTAATGCCTTTAAACAAGGCGATACCATAACAGCAACAAATAAATTTTTTGAAATTCTTACAAAAGTTTATTTTAATCAACCTGATTTTTCAACAGATGCTATTCTCTATTGGTACCAGAAATCTGCGTATACAAATAAGGAAATAACATCATATAAGTCTGAAGCAAGTTTTTATAATCAAAATATTCTTGCAAATCAAATTCCTGGCGCTTCATTATTTGCTAAAAACACCGTAACTAATACAAACGTTACAACTAATTATTTTGATATCGTAAGTGATAGTATTGGTACTATTGTTAACTCAAAATTTATTCAGCTTGATAGCACACTTCCGCTTTTTGACGTTGGTCAACAATATTACGGTGTACCTATTCCTATTGCTGCATCAACAGATAGTAAAATTAGTGCAACTACAAGAAATGTTATGTATGATTTGAGTCAAAAGACTACCATATATATGAGACGTAATTTGCTTAATATCGGCTATACAAATACAGCTCTTCAACAAAATCTTGCAGCCGACGCTACTACGTCACATGGTCTCAACTTAATTAACGACTTACCGACATTTGTTAATATCAATAAATTCTTAGGAAAATTAAAAGATAAACTCTCAACTGTGTTCTCGCAGACCAAGGCATACAGCTTTGTACAGTATTTAAATAACGTTGGTAACACGACGTCGCTAAATCTACGTGATATATTTCCTACTGCACCGAGCGACAGGGACTTTACAGTTATAACATCTGAGGAAAATGCGATGGCATCACAAGCCATCGCACAGCAAGAACAAGATGATGCTGCAGCAGCTGCAGCATTAGCACAGCAACAACAATCAATCGCTGTTTCAAGTAGCCCGTCAGCTAATACATCAATTAATGCGACAGGACAGCAGAGTAGCAGTCCAGCAACAACCGACGGCGGTGGTACTACAGCAACCGATGCTGCTACAGCAGCTACAACACCAGGCGCCGGTACAAGTGGTGTTGTTAACGGTAAGCTTGTTAGTGACGGTACAGGCTTTGGACAGCCTGATCCATCACAGCTCGGTAACGGTGTTGCATATGATGCAGCAAGCGCAAGAAATGATGGCGACGGTAAACCAGGTAATGTCTTTGGTGATAAATACTACCAGTCCGATACATCAGGTCATGTCAACGGGCAAGCAGCTAATTCACAAACTGATCAATACGTTGTAGTTTCACCGGAAGTTGCAAAAGCAAACGGTATTAAGATGGGCGACTGGGCAAAGGTAACAAATCCTGCTACAGGTGCGACAACATATGCGCGCGTTATGGACGTTGGACCGCACAATGCACCTCCCGGTGAATGTTCAACTGCTACACTCAAATCTCTCGGCGTCGGAATTACATCTAACGGAAATACTGTCGGTAACCCAAAGGTACAAGTTACGTATTTCCCTGGATCAAAATCAATCGCAGGAACAGCTGGAGGAGGAAACGGTACAATGGTCGCTTCATCAGGAAGTACCAAGAAACCTGGAGTTGCCTAATATATTATATGAGTACACCGCTTTTTGGAAATATTGCAAATTTAGGTCAAAGCGCAGCAGGTGCTATTACGAGCATAGTACCCAGCAATGTAACAGCGTCAAAACAGCAACCTGTTACAACAGATCCAAATATAAGCGCAGCAGGCTCTACAGCTCTTCAAAATAAATCACAAAGTCCGTATAGTAATAAACAGTTCATGGCGCCGTTTTCGTATCAACAGAACGTTGAAGGTACATTTATAAACGTTGATTATCTCGGTAAACGAGTTGTAACAAACGGTTCTATGCCTTATAGAGCTATTGTATCTCTTTCAGCTATTTCTATTCCTATTACATTAATTAACGATCCCTCGGAACATAATCCTGATAGATTGGTCAAGACACCACCGTCAAGTTCTTCTTCATTCTCCGGAACACCGACACAAAATGCTGCAGTACAGCAATTTGGTACAGGTATAAACGCAGTGACAAATACACTCGCTGGAAGAAGTACACAGTTTAGTAGCTCGGTACAAGACAAGGCTACACAGATATTTGGTAATTTACAAAATGGAGGTGCTAATGTATTACAGAACTTACAGACAACATTACCGTTCTCTAATATTAACCAAACCGTAGCAAATCTACCTGGCTTTAATGTCGTGACAAATGCTCTTGGTCAAATACCAGGTAGTACAGATTTAACTAAAGCGTTGTCTAACCCTGTTGGAGCTATTGGCGGACTTACACAGAATCTCACAAAAGGACTCAACTTACAAGGAGCTCTTCCCTCGGGTTCGCTCGGTTCACTCGGTGACTTATTTAGCGTTGCATCGGATCTTTCCCATAACGGTCCACCAACGAGTCTTACAGGTCTCGTATCTGTTGAAAAACAGATAAAAGCTATTGTATGTAACTTCCAGTTACCAACATTAACTATACCGAGTTTTTCAACAATTACGAATGTCGTCGGCGGTGCTTTAGGTTCACTTGGTACAGCTGCTGGAGCAGCGCTTACAAATCTCTCGAAACAGATTCAGAGCGAAATCTCCGGTCTTTCAGATATTGGTAAACAAATACAAAAAGAATTTCAAGATACTATCTCTAATATCAATAACCAACTTAATATTCTCAAACAAATACAACTCACCCTACCTGATATAAGCGGAATTTATAACGCTGCTATTAAAGAATTGACATCCTGTGACAATAGTCCAAACCAGCAAAATAATGTTGTAAGTGGTCAACCGGCACCAGAGCCACCACCTGCACCATCATTATCCGTTCAAACGCCTATAGCGAACACAGGTACAGGGTTCGGCGCCGCTGGTAACGCGACAGCAGGTCAAGCGACGTTTAGTCAAACAGCAGGTACAGCAGCGTTTAACTCTACCGGTCAAGGTGCATTTAACTCGACCAACGGAGCTGGTGCGTTTGGTACAGGTAATGCAGGTGCTTTTAAATCTTCTGGTACATCCGGTGGTAGCTTTGGATCCGCTGGGCCAGGTGCATAATTAAAGAGGCATCCCTGAATTTAACAAAAGACTGTAAAGGGAGTTACCAATATTATGATATTCTCTTACTATCAACTATTTCACCTTCTATAGGTTTAGCTTTATCTACAAGCATTTTAAAAATCTCTTCTCTTGTAGCGAGTAGTTTGTGATTATGGTTATCCTGTTGAAGCTCTTTCTTTGATGCAATATCCATTTCTTTTAATTTAACAGAAGTATTAGAGCGCTTATCCGCTACAGTTAATTGATTGAGCGAATCAATAGCAGAAGAAGCAGCCTTAATTAATCCAGCTAATGCTTCAACGTCCTCTGCATTAGGAGCAGATATAATAAAGTCCTTGACAGTTGCAACCATATCTAGAGCATCCTCTACAAGAGCTGCTCCCTTTTCAATTGTAAATTTCTCTAATTCTTCTTTGGTAATAGGATTGCGTTCCTTTTTTACTTGATCCACTTTCGTGCTAACAGCTTGAAGCTGATCAAGCAATGTACCTACCTCATCGTTTAACTCTTCTTCCATAATGTTAATATACTTATCTCATGTTGATTTTAATTAAACATATATTATTATCATGGTATGACTGACCCTAATATTCAATTTTTACCTGTTTTGAAATTTGAGAAGACTCACGATCAAGCAAAGCTACCTACTAAGAATCATGAGTCAGATACCGGCTACGATGTTTATAGCATTGAAGATAAAGTAATACCTGCTCGTGGTAGCGCTGTTGTTAATGTTGGTCTAAAGTTTGCATATATCCCTGAAGGTTATTGGGTCAAGGTTGAGTCAAGAAGCGGACTCGGATTTAAATACGGGATTTCTGCACACCCCGGTATTATTGATAATGCCTATCGTGGTGATGCAGGTATTAAGCTTTATAATGGTACCGATGTTGATTATGAGATCAAGGCCGGTGATCGTATCGCGCAATTTGTTATTTATATGAACATTCATATGCCTGTTGAGTGGGGTAAAGTTGAAGCAACCGATCGTGGTGAAAAGGGATTTGGTTCTTCAGGTCGCTAAGATGAATTATAATTTTAATTCAATTTGGTGCGAAAAGTATCGCCCGAGGACTCTTAACGAGTTTACTTGTAGTTCGTTTATTAAAGAAACTATCCTCGCATTCAAGAAGCAGGAAGAGATTCCAAACCTTTTATTTGTCGGTAACGCGGGTATTGGTAAAACGAGTTTAGCTAAAATTCTTGTAAATGATATTTTAGGTTGCCAGTATCTCTACATTAATGCATCAGATGAAAACGGTATTGATACAATTAGACATAAGGTAATGAACTTTGCTCAAACAATGAGCATTGATGGTAAGATTAAAGTTATTATATTAGACGAATGCGACGGGTTGTCGATTGATGCACAGCGTGCACTAAGAAACACTATGGAAGAATTTGCTGGTATTACACGCTTTATTCTTACCGCAAATTACAAGTACAAGATCATACCTGCACTTCAGAGTCGTTGTCAGAGTTTTGATCTAACACCTCCTATCGATCTAGCTGTAAAGAGATGCGCTAGTATCTTAAGAAACGAAAATATTACTATCCCTGATAATCAGAAAGTTAAGCTTGTTGAGTTTATTAAGAGCACGTACCCAGATCTCCGTAAGTGTATTAACGAACTACAGAAGTTTTCGTTTTCTGGTGAATTAATTCTCAACGATACTAAGAACAATAAAGTTCTCGAGCTCATCTTTAACGAAATAAAAAAGAAGAATATCGAGTCTCTTCGTAAAGCTCTAATAGAAAGTGAACATACTTTTAACTCTGATTATGTTCTCTTACTGCGTAATTTATTTAATTATGTCGATGAAGCTGAAACAAATGCCGATCTAAAACGCTTTTATCTATTAACGATTGCTGAATTTATCTATAGAAGTAGTTTTGTAGTTGATCAAGAAATCAACTGCTACGCATGCTTAATTCAGCTATCCGAAATTAAGCTTTAGGAAGATAAGCTGCTGTATAAGAAGCGGGATCAGTGTGACCTGCAGCAGGTGCAGCAGGGATCTTTGTATTGACGTTCTTGAGCTTGCTATCGGTAGGAGCGAGCTTATTACCACCGCGATCAGCTGTACGAGTACGAGCCGGTGAATAAAAGGGTACTTCTTCAGCTTCGTCCTTTACTTCAACGGGCTTGATCTTGATCTTGTTGTCGTACTTGTGCTTGTCAGGTACCTCCTCAAGACCAGGAACGGTGTCAATTTTATCAAGCATACCAACGTGAACGATAGCTGTCTTAATAATTCTTCCACCGCCTTCATCAACACCGATTTCAACGGTAAATTCAGGACCCACGTCATCAGGGTTACCTGTTCCCATAACAGCAGGAAATTTATTAATAACATTAGTAACACGTAAGGTAAGACCGCTTGCAGCAATGTCCTTAATATTCTGAACGAGATCCTCAGCTTGTGTTTTAACGAAATAGTGCTTAAGAGCATCGGCCTTGAGCTTGACAATATCGCCCTGAAGGAAACCTCCGTGATTATAACGGGTCAACCAGCTCTCGTAGAGTCTTAAAAAACGCTTATTCATGTGTAATATTATTTATTGTCCAGGGCCCAATAAACCAATCATTGAAACACCAAAACACCGATAAATATATATGTGGCAACTATTAAATTAAGTTCATTAACAAAGCAGCCCGCTAAATCTAATAAAGGCTACACATATAATGATTTACATCTAGACTTTACACCTGTCTATTATAACCCACCATACGGTTCATATACACAACATAATGAACTACAACATAGTAATGAAATTGTTGATATTGTTGCTGATTATGATTTAGGAGCTATAGCTAACTCTTTAAAAAATATATTCATTACAATACCCGGACAGAAAATCTTAAATCCTCTTTTTGGACTCAATTTAATGCAATATGTCTTCGAGGCTTGCGATCAAGACATGGCAAATATCATCGGTAATGAGATTGTAAGAGGTATTACAACATTCGAACCAAGAGTATCGTTAACTAACGTTACTGTTATAGCACAGCCGGACCTACAACAATACAATATTACTATTTCTTTCACTGTTCCAACAATAGGAACAACTAGTTTTTCCCTAAATGGTACATTAAGTACTTCAGGATTTGTCTACGTAACAACTCAATAAACTAATATGGCCGCACCTAATAATAATCAATATAACGACTTTAATCTACCTATAAATGGGTATGCAGCGTTTGATGCTTTAAGCTTAAAAAATCTTATTATTGCGCGTTTGAACACATCTAACGCATATACTGATCAGCGCTATGAAGGTAGTAATATGTCTGCTGTTATTGACATTATTGCTTATGCCTACCATGTACTTCTTTTTTATCTGAACAGAACAAGCGCTGAAAGTACCTTCACTACAGCTGAACTCTATGAAAATGTTAATAAGATTGTAAAGCTTATTGGTTATAATCCTATCGGCTTTCAAACTGCAATTTTACCATTTCAGGCTACCGGTAACGCAAATCTAGGCAATAATACCTACACCATCCCACGCTATTCATATTTTACACTTAACGGTACAAACTACTCTTTTAATGCTGACGCTACATTTACGTATAACAACACTACGGGTAAGCCCACAGTAATAACTGATCTACAAGATAACACCTTACTCTATCAAGGCACATATACAGAATACCCGACATATATAGCTGCCGGTGCACCGTTTGAAGTAGTAACACTAACAGTAGTTGACCCGACGGGTAAAAATATTAACATTGATCATTTTAATATTGATGTTTATGTAAAGGATGGCAATAAGCCGAATGCACCCTGGGTTCAATGGTCACCTACACAATCACTCTTTTTAGAACGATCAAACGCTACAAAGTATGAAATTCGTTTAAATGAAAATGGTAGATATGAAATTAAGTTTGGTAACGATGTAACCGGTCAACAGTTAACACCAAATGCACAAATTGCTATTTACTATCTCAAGTCAGACGGAGCAGCGGGGCAAGTTGGTCCTGGTATTCTTAACAACAAATCACTTTATTATTACAGCACAGCAAGATATAACAGTATTATTGCAAACGTTATCCCTGCAAATTTAAATATCATTAAATCAACAGATTCAGCAAATATTACTTTTACAAATACCGATCCTTCAACAAATTTCGTTACCGCTGAAAATGCTGATAGTATAAAGCTCAACGCTCCTAATACTTTTAGAAGTCAGTATAGG